CTCACCATTTGCATTAACATTTGATGCAACTGGCGCAGGATCTCTCACAGTTAAGTCTGTTGTCTACGGATACTCAGCATTCTCTGCTGGTCGTTATCCTGGAGCAGTTTCTACAATTTCAGGAACTGGTCTTGTAGCACCATCATTCTAAACTGAATGAATATTTGTACTGAGGTTAGGATCTTTGAAAACCTAGCCTCAGTGCAATACTTAGAGAAATCTGAGGGGAGCAGGCTGATGAACTCCCCCGCTTTATTAGTCTGCTCTTTTAAAATGAGGGAATATGAAAAAACTTACAAAGATTTTTAGAAAGAAAAAAGAAACAGCAACATTACTACCTAAAACAGAAAAAGCAATGTTGCCTAAATTGGAGAAGAGGAGCAAATGAGTCAATCCAGCACAGTTTATACAACTTTGTCTGATGTTAAAAATGGTCTTCAGATTGAGGACATTCTTGACGATACCGCTATTGAGGCAGCAATATTAACTGCAAGTCGTCAGATTGATGAATATTGCCAAAGATTTTTTTATCAAGAGGGTACAGTACAAAACCCATCTGTAAGATATTACACAGCATTAAACCCATGGTCATTAGAAATAGACGATATTGTTACACTTACAGAAGTAGCAACAGATACAGGATTTGATACACCTTTACAATATGGCCAGGTATGGAATTTATCATCAGATATTATGTTAGAGCCTGTAAACAATCCTAAAAAGGGTTGGCCAATAACAAGATTATTAGCAGTAGGTCAATATGTATGGCCATACTTCTTTCCACAAACATGCAGAATATCTGGAGTATTTGGTTTTCCAGAAGTGCCATATGAAGTAGAATTGGCTTGTAAAATACAAGCATCAAGATTATTTGTTAGAAAGCAATCACCATTTGGTATTGCAGGATCAATAGAATTAGGAACAGTTCGTCTTAATTCCCGCCTTGATCCAGATGTAGAAATGCTATTAAAGACATTCCGTAGAAATCAAGGACTGGCTTACTAATGTTAAATATAGGACCAGTAAGAGATGCACTAAAAACAAACCTACAAACAATTATAAATCTGAGAGTATATGATCAAATTCCAGATGTAATTGTTCCGCCTTGTGCGGTAGTAGGTCAATTAGATTTCATATTTGATATTGACAATGCTAGAGGTTTAGACCAAGCATCTGTTGATATCTTTGTGATAGTACAAAGATTCTCAGAGAGAACAGGACAAGACAAACTTGACACTCTCTTGGCAGGAACAGGACCTAAGTCAATTAAGACTGCTCTTGAATCAGACAGATCATTAGGTGGACTTGTAGATACTTTAAGAGTAATAAGTGCTGATAGCGGTACTTATCAATCTGGAGATCAAACATTTCTATCTTACCGTTATAACCTCACAATTTGGGGCTAAGGAGAAATAATGAAATATACAGTTACCTCAAGTAAAAAAGTTTGCGGTAGGTTGAATGGTGAAGAACTTACCGAAAATGATATACTTAGTGCAGGAGGAAATATTGAACATCTTCTTGCATCTGGTCATATTAAAAAGGCAGGCAATTCACCAAAAGTAATACAAGTACCACAAGTAATAGAAGAAGAACCACAAGTGCAGCAGGAAGAAACTGAAGCATTTGTTTTTAATGAATACAATGAAGGAGATAAACAATAATGGCACGTCTAGTGTTAACTAACGTAGAAGTAACAGTAGCAGGCGTAAGCCTCGCTGACAGAATCGCAAGTGTAACCTTGGGAACCACTTACGATGTTTTAGATACCACAGCATTCGCAGGCGGAAACGTTCCTGCTGCTGCAAGATCAAGAATTGCAGGATTGGCTGATAACTCATTAACCCTTGAGTTCCACCAAGATTTTGCTGCTGGTGAAGTAGAGGCAACAATTTACCCACTATTGGGTACAGTTGCTGCAATTGAGATTCAGCCTGTAAATGCTGCAATCTCAGTAGATTCGCCCCTCTATACCTTTGATGCGTTAATTTCCGAATGGACTCCTCTAAATGGAGCCGTAGGCGAATTAGCAACTGCATCCGTGACTTGGCCAATTACTGGCGCAATCACTAAGGCTACCTCTTAAACAATGGCTAAGATAGTTCTAACAAATCCGACAGTAATATTTGAAACCACTTTTGATTTTAGTGATTTCATTTCAAGCATAACGCTTTCTACTGTGCATGATGTTCTTGATGTTACCCCTGTACAAGAGGGTACTATCTATAAAGAAGTCATAGCAGGTGTTGGAACTAACTCAGTATCTTTTGAATTCTTTCAAGATTTTGCTAATAACTCTATTGAAGAGTTTTTTGGTGGTGTACCTCCGTATACTACAGAGCCAAATCGTGTAGGAACCAAAGTATCATGCAAAGTTAGGCCAGTCAATGCGCCTATCTCTGCATCAAATCCAGAATACAGGTTTGAAGCATTAGTAACTGAATGGACTCCGCTAAATGCTAGCGTTGGACAACTCAGCACAATTTCGGTGCAATGGCCTATATCTGGAGCAATAATTAAGGACATAACTCCTTAAAATAACTAATTCCTTTAAAGGGGGAAATATAAAATGGATGGACTAAAAGTAAAAGTAAAAACCAGTGATGGACAAGAAGGCACCTATGCCCTTCGTCCAAAGACCCTTGTTGCGTTTGAAAACAAATATAACAAAGGGTTTGCTAAATTACTGACAGAAGAGCAAAGACTAGAGCATATCTATTTCTTGGCTTGGTCAGCAATGAAAGACTCTGGAAAAGTTGTAAAGCCTTTTGGCGATGGATTTCTTGACACACTAGAAAGTGTAGAACTAGAGACTGACCCAAATTCCGAATCCACAGAGACAGCCTAACCTATACGGTAGCAATGATCTCTGTGGAGACGGGGCTTTCTCCAATAGACTTGCTTGAAGCGCCTGACGGTGTACTTGAAGCAATTGTTGTTTATCTCAAGGAGCGATCCAAGAATGCGAGCAGGTAATGAGTAAAGATGCAATAGTGTTATCTGGATTAAAGGAAACACTTAACGCATTAAAACAATTTGACAAAGATGCAGTTAAAGAATTTAATAAAGTTTTAAATTCTGAAGTCTCTGGTCTTAAAAAAGAAGCACAAGGTCTTGTCAAAGCAGACCCACCTCTAAGTGGTTGGGCTACTCAGCCTGCTCGCAATCCTCGCACACGTAATGGTGCTGGTTGGCCTGCATGGGATCAAAGTGTTATTAAGTCTGGAATTAGTTCTTCCAAGGCTCAAAATAAAGTTAGAAGAGATTACACTACATCTGCTGCATCATTAAGAAATAAATCAGCAGCGGGTGTTATTTATGAATTAGCGGGTAGAAAAAACAAAACTGGTGCTGGAACATTTATAAAGAATTTAAGTGACAAAGATAGCCCATTTATGCCATCAAGATTAGTATGGCATGTAGTAGATAAAAATGGTGAGAAGATTAGAAAGAATATCTTTGATGCCTTGGAAAAGGCAAAATCAAAATTACAGAAAAGTTTAGAAAAGGAGCGTGGCTAATATGGCAGTTGGTGCAGTAGTAGCCCGTATTATTTCTCAATACTCTGATAAAGGTAGTAAGGCTGCTCAAAAAGATATAGCAAAACTTGGTAAAAATATTGACAGGTTTGCTGCAAAAGCAACAAAAGCATTTGGACTTGCAGCAGCAGCATCCGTTGCACTGGCTGTAAAACTTGGAAAAGATGCAGTTCAAGGAGCAATGGCAGATGAAAAACAACAAGCAGCATTAGCCGTAGCACTTAGAAATACAACTGGAGCAACACAAGAAGCCATAGATGCAAATGTTAAGTATTTAGATAGCCTTGAATTACAGGTAGCAATTGATAATGAAAAATTAATTCCTGCTCTACAAAAATTAGTAACCGCTACAGGAGATCTTTCACAAGCCCAAAGCCTATTAACTCTGGCAACAGATGTGGCTGCAGCATCAGGAAAAGATTTATCAAGTGTAACAACAGCCCTATCAAGAGCAATTGGAGGCAACTTTACAGCCTTAACTAGACTTGGGCTACCTCTTGATCAAGCGGCAATTAAAGCAAAAGATTTTGCGGCGGTACAAAAAGATTTAGCAAAGATAAGCCAAGGACAAGCAGCCGCTGCAGCAGATACATTTGCAGGCAGAATGGAAAGACTTAGACTAAGAGTTAATCAAGTAATGGATGAAGTTGGCTATGCTTTAATCCCAGTATTAGAAGATCTTGTAGCATATATTGATTCAGATGTTATTCCTGCAATTCAACGTTGGGTGAGAGCAAATAAAGATGAGTTAGCGGAATCATTAAGAGAAAGCATAAAATTGGCTGGAGACTTTGCCAAAGCAGCCCTAGCACTTGGTGAATTTCTTGTAAAATACAAAGAAGTTTTTGCAGTTCTTGCAACTGTTGTTGGTGGATTGGTTGTTGTTGCAAAAATCAATGCCGCAATATTTGCCTTTAAAACAATGGGTACATCAGTAACTTTAATTGCAAGAGCGTTAGGTCTTATTCCTCCAGCCGCAACCGCAGCAGGTACTAGCGTTGCTGGGGCTGGCGCAACAGGTGCAGCAGGAATGACAGCATTAAGCACTGTATTAATGACAATATTAAAACGTCTTGGATATATAGGTCTTGCAGTTACCGCCTTTACAGCCTTGTTTAAAGGCTTAGACTATTTATTAGACAAGTCTCACAAGGCAGATATAAAAAGACAAGCAGAAAAAGTTGCTGCTTCTAAGGCTCAGACAAAACAAATATTAAAAGATTTTCAGGCTGTTGAAAGGGCTACAAATGGAAGCACTGTGGCTGAACAAAATAAAACAAAAGAAATATTAAAAGGATTTAAGTCTATTGAAAAGGCTACAAAGTCTGCAAGCAAACTTGTTAAGACTCCTGTAAAAACACCAGTAGCAACACAATTAGGACTAACTGCAGAACAGCAAGCACAAGTACAGTTAAATGCAGCAGAAGCACTGTTAGAAAGACAAGCAAAAAATAATGCAATTGACAAAGAAAGATTAAAAAACCTAAGAGAAGAAGTTTTACTTCAAAAAGTCAGAAATGATTTGGCTGCAAGATATGAAGATATTCTTAAAGCATTGGCTGATGGCAAGGTTGATAGCAAAGACATTGCAATACTTGCTCTTAAATGGGGCGTTACAAATGAAGCAGCAAGTGCATATGTAAAAACTATCTTTGCTGTTGAAGATGGAACTATTTCAGATGATGAAATTATTCAACTTGCTAAATCTTGGGGCAGTACACAAGCCCAAGCAGCACAATATCTTGATTTCTTTGTAGCCCTAAATGATGGTGTCTTAAGCGATGCTGAAATTGAAAAACTAAAGACTAAGTGGAAACTAACTGAAGATCAAGTCAGGATGTATGCTGATTTTGTTGGTGTTGTAAATGACGGCAAACTAGAAGATGCTGAAATTGAAAAGTTAAAGGCAAAATGGAAATTAACCACTGATCAAGTTGTTGACTATATTCTTAAAATTGGTTCTCCTGTTTCTTATTCAGGTACCCTTATTGATCCAGCCAGAGCAGCAGAACTTGCATGGTTGAGCGCTACAGCAGCACTAGAAAGATATCTAGCGCTTCTTAGGGCTGGCACAGGACAAGTTGTTGGTGCAGTAACTGCTCCAGCACCAGGCACTGATGGAAACTCAGCAGTAGTAATAGCGGCAGCAGCGGCTGCAGCAGTACAAGCAGCAGAGGCAGCATCAGACGCAGCAAAGGTAGAAGAAGAAGCGGCAAAGGCGGCAGCAGAAGCGGCAGCAGCAGCGGAAGCAGCAGCGTCTGAAGCAGCGGCATTTACAGAAGAATTAAATAAACTATTCCCAGATTTAATGAGATCAGTTGCTATTTTAGAAGGTCAACAAGCAGCAAAAGAGGAATCAGGAAGATCTTATACAACAGATGCTGAAATGGACAGAATTTTAGCAAACGTAGATAGCATATTTGGCGGTACCAGATCAGACTCCGCAGCATCATATGATGAAAGATTTAGGTTTAACGCATTTTCACCTACTATGTCTACTGCTTCAGGTGGAGGTTTCCAAAACTCTATGGCTGGAAATGTAACTGTAAATATTAATGTTGAAGGATCTGTAACTACAGAACAAGACCTAGTATCTGCAGTGCGAGATGGTCTTTTGGGAACACAATATAACGGTAGCCAAATAACTTTGCAGGCGGTCTAATATGACTCTACCAGTACTAAAAGTAGAAATTGACTTTGCATCAGGACCATCTTTCGGCTATCCTCTTATTTTGGATTCGTCGCTTTATGGTATTTTAGATACAAATGTTCTTGCAGATGTTCCTGCAGATATTGTAGACATTAGTGATCAGGTAAGAAAAGTTTCTACTCGCAGAGGTCGTAACCGTATCTTGGCTAACTTTGAGGCTGGAACTGCGACGGTAATATTAAATGATCCTGATGGTGATTTTAACCCAGATAACCCATCATCACCCTACTTTGGTAAATTATTACCTTTACGTAAAATAAGAATATATGCTCTAACAGTATTATCTGGAGTTGGTGCAGAAGTTAATTTATTTTCAGGATATATTAATTCTTATGATACCTCGTTTTATGAAGGAACAACTACAGACTCAACAGTTACACTGAGATGCTCTGATGCATTTCGTCTTTTAAATAATGTTTCTACAGAAATACCACCAATTCCAGGAGCAACTGCAGGACAATTAACTGGAGCAAGAGTAGAAACATTGCTTGACTTTGCTGACTTCCCAGACTCTCTAATGCTTTTAAATCCAGGACAAACTACCTGCCAGGTAGATCCAGGTGGAAACAGATCAGTTTTGCAGGCTATTCAAACAGTAGAGCAAACTGAATTTGGTGCTTTCTTTATTGGAAGAGATGGAAAGGCAACATTTTTTGATAGAAATACAGTTAGCCTTTTATCAGATCTAAATCCATTTACATATACAGATGTGCGCCCGTTACCTTCAGGAGCCTATCCATATCAGTCTGTAGATTTTACATTTGACGACCAATTGGTACTGAACGATGTTTCTGTTACAAGAGTTGGCGGATCACCGCAAATAGTTACAGATCAAGCAAGTATTGATACATATTTTTACAAGTCAGGTCAAAGAACAGGCTTGTTAATGGAAACAGACACAGAGGCTTTAAGTCAGGCACAATTGCTTGTAGCCTCTCGTAAAAATGCACAACTTGAAATTCAATCAATGAATCTAAATCTAAATGCAGATGTTAGTGAGTTAAACACTTTTGACAACTTGCGTTTAGATATTTATAGATTGATTAATATCACCAAAGCCATACCTGGTGGTAGCACTATAACTCGTGAGTTGTTCGTTCAAGGTGTAAATCATGACGTTACACCAGGCAACTGGAATATTACGGTTTATACTTCAGAACCTCTTATCCAGGCTTTCATTTTAGATTCATCAACTCAAGGTATACTTGATACAAACGTTCTATCATACTAAAATAAGGAGAAAACAATGCCACTAGGCGCAAACGCAGGTTATAAACTCTTCAATACTGGAGATGTTTTGACCGCAGCGCAGGTCCAAAACAACCTGCAAAATCAATCAATAATGTTTTTTGCATCCGCTGCTGCAAGAGATGCCAGTGCACCCTTGACGGCTGCTCTCACAGAAGGCATGTTTTGCTACCTTGCTGATGTAAATCAGGTACAGTTCTATACAGGTTCTGCTTGGGTAGGATTACTTGGCGGTGGTGGAGCACTAGCAACACTTACTTCACCAAAGGAAGCAAACGTAGTATCAGCATCTGCTGCTACTGGCACAGTTAATCTTGATGTAGTAACAGCATCTGTTTTAATTTATACGACAAATGCATCAGGTAACTGGACACTAAATGTTAGAGGAAATAGCACAACTACACTAGATTCATTAATGTCAACAGGAGAACAAATTACAGTAGTATTTGAATCACCAAATGGTGGAACTGCTTACTACCCTACAGCATTTAATATTGACTCATCAGTAGTAGTTCCTAAATGGCTAGGTGGAACAGCACCTTCTGCTGGTAATATAAACTCTACAGATGTATATATTTACACAATTAGAAAAACAGGAGCAGCAACATTTACAGTTCTTGCTTCACAAAATAAGTTTGCTTAATATTTAATAAGGAGCATAAGTGAGTCCATTACAGCGTTTTCCAAGTGGTATAGGAATATACTTAAGAGCCGTAACAACGCCTCCGCCTACAACAACCACTGCTGCTCCTACAACCACTACGGCAGCACCAACCACGACAACAGCGGCTCCTACTACTACAACAGCAGGTCCAACTACCACAACCGCTGCACCTACTACAACGACTGCTGCACCTACAACTACAACCGCTGCACCTACTACAACGACTGCTGCACCTACAACTACAACCGCTGCTCCAACCACTACAACGGCAGCGCCTACTACTACAACAGCAGCGCCTACGACAACTACAGCAGCGCCTACCACAACTACGGCAGCGCCTACTACTACAACAGCAGCGACAACAACCACAACGGCTGGTCCAAATGGAACAACCTGTACAGCATTTGACGTTGCTATTGGATGTTGTCAGACTGAAGGTGTATGTAGCAATGGTTTTGGTACAGGTTCATCATGTAACCCAATTCAAGACTTTTCACCACAGTCTGGTTGCTAACTAAGGAGAATAATGATAAACGAAGAAATTATACAAGGTATAGGAATTCCACTAGTATGGGTTATTGATGGCGACTGCCTATATAATCTTGCAGTAAAAACAGAATATGTTTTTATGTTTACAGAATTTGATGAGGTATTAGATGTTTCTAATGAATACCCTGACTATGATGAGATTACTGTAAGATTTATTAAAAACGGGGAAGTTATAGAAGATTTTCAAACATCTGAATATTTTGGTAGTATAATACTAAGTGAACCACAGGTGTTAAGTCTATTTGATTATCCTTACGGACATTTTGTAGAATCACCAAATGCACAATTTGATGGAGAAAAATTTATCATTACAAATAGAGATATTACAGCACTACCAGCATGGCACCCAAAGAATCCAAATGCCCCTGAAGGGTATTTTGATCAGTTCAACTAAACTTCCTACAGGGGGAATTAATGTCAAAATCAAGATGGCAACAATATAAAGAAAAAAATGGAGTAACTCCATTAGATATGCTTAACCCAAGCACAAAAAGGGTAGAGGATGATCTAGCAACACAAAGACTTGACATATGTCTATCTTGTCCAGAATTAATAAAAGTAACAAAACAATGTAAAAAATGTGGTTGCTTTATGCCAGCCAAAACTAAACTAGAATCTGCTAAATGTCCGCTAGGCAAGTGGTGACATGAGATATCCATACAAAATATCAATGGCTCAAATAGATCCTAATGGTCTATGTAATGTTGGCTGTTGGTTCTGTCCAGTAAGATATGCAGAAAATCCCTTAGCACAAAGAACAAATATGCCTATAGAGGTATTTGAAAATATCATTGAGCAATTGATGGCTGGTAAGGGTACATTTGTTGATGAGAATTTTAATTTTATATATACCGCACATTATAACGAAGTGTTACTTTACAAGCATTTTACAGAAATGCTAGAAGTATTAAGAAAACACAAGATCAGAACTATCATCCTGACTAATGGAACGCCATTAACAAAGGCTAAGACTGACTTAATCAGAGAATACCAAGATGTTGTATATGGGATTTGTTTTAATATACCAGCATCAGAGCCAGAAGAATGGGCAAAGGCAACTGGTAAGCCAGTCAAGATGTTTGATAAATTAATGGAACAAGTTACCTATGCTGTAGAACAATTGCCAGACATGGTTGCAAGCAAACAAATGTCAATACAGGTAAACGGTATAAACAAGAATTCTCTTGTAGAGTACGGTGGTTGGATTAGCCAATTAAAAGAGGCACCAGAAATGGACTTAGATCCAACAACAGGAACTCTATCAAGAATGGCAAATGGCTGGAGAGAGAAGTTTCCTGGATTGCAGGTATACGAAATGCCACATCTAGTTGACAGAAATGGTCACTTAGATACTCATCAAGTTATTACCAACATAGAAGGTATTAAGTTAAAAGAACAAAAAGGATTTACAAGAGTAGTTGGCTGTGGCAATGGCATAGAGGTTGGCGGTAGACCAAATGGATGGGTTCACATAGCCGCTAATGGAGATTTATTTATTTGCTGTAATGACTATGATTTTGAAACGGTATTTGGAAATGCAAACGAAAAACCATTAAAAGATATATGGATGAGCGTTGAGCATAAAATGATGACTGCAAAGTCTTTTGATAATTTCTGTAAAACCTGCGTTCACGCAATTTGGGCGGAATAATGGCAAGCATATTTGTACAGATAGCATCATATAGAGACTTTGAGACTAGTCCAACAATACTAGACGCTATTAAACAATCATCTGGCAATCATCAAATTAATTTTGGTGTACACATTTGTTATTTGGAAGATAATGAAGTTGATATTTTGCCATTAGATAATGTTAAATATGCAACAAGCAGGGCACCTGAAAATATAGGTTTAGGTATAGGAAGAGCATTAGCCCATCAATTTTATAACGGTGAAGATTATTATTTGCAATGTGATTCACATACAAGGTTTGTACAAAACTGGGATGAGATAGTTCTTAATTCTGCATTAAATTATCAGATAGACGGAATATCAAAACCATTATTGACTATGTACCCTGCAAACTATTGGTATCCAACGGTAACATCAAAGTATGTAGAAAAAGATTTTATTGCACCAGGAAGCCTAAGTAATATTAGTTTCCATGAAAACCCAGATCAGTTTAGACAAGTAAGAATACCGCTACAAACTGCAATGCCAGTTGGAGACGGTAACAAAATGGTTAAATCTGTTTCTGGAGGATCTATATTTACTGTAGGAGATTTTCTACCATTCAACACAACCATAGCATTTTATGGAGAAGAGATTTGGTTAGCAGCCAGAGCATATACACATGGGTTTGACTTGCTGGTTCCAGAACAGCAATACATGTATCACCTGTATTACAACCATAATAAACCAGCAGAAATAAATAAACGCAAGATTCTCTGGAATGACTATCCAGAATTATTTGCTGAATTAGATAAACCATCTAAGGAATTAATTTATAAAACATTGACTGAGGGAACTGTAGGAGAAATGCTTCTTGGAAATAAAAGAACCATTGCAGAATACGGAAGACACGCAGGTCTTGACTTTGTAACAGGAGAGATCGTTGACAACTGCTAGTGTTGTAGTTACAGGATCTCGTGGATATGTTGGCACAGCCACTAGAGAACTATTAGAAAAGCAAGGGTATGAAGTAATAGAAGTAGACAAAAAGATTGGCAGAAACACTATCTATTTATTTAGTTACTTATATGGTAAAAATCCAATATGCATAATACATTTGTCAGCCTTAAAATCTATTCCTGAGTCTAAGAAGAAGCCTTGGCTTTATTATCTAAATAATTTAACATCTACTTTGTCTGTTGCAATTGTGGCTAAAGTAGCGTCCATACCAGTGGTCTTTTCGTCCTCTGCAGCCGTTTATAGCCCCTCAAGTCCCTATGCTAAGGGTAAGGTATGGGAAGAGCGACTAATAGGCCTCATTTGCCCTGTAAAGGCCATTTTGAGGTATTTTAACATTGTGGGTAAGACCCAAACAGTTAGGGATGATGAGTCCAGCAATATATTCTCAATAATTGCACGGCAGCCAAAAATAAATATTAATAATTCTACATCTACCAGAGACTATGTACACGTATTAGACATAGCAAGGGCAAACGTATTGGCTATGGAATATATACAAACAAATAAATCTTTAACTACAGATATTTTTACAGGTAAGCAAAGAACAATGTTTCACGTGGCACAAGAATATAAAAAACATGGTCACAACATTGAATACACAGTATTAGACATACCAGACGTGTCTATCTCTCCAGTTTTAGATAACAGGAGTGTAATTGGCTGGAAACCTAAATATACATTTAGTCAGGCAATTAAGTCTGAAATAGGAGAGAATAAATGAACGCACCTCAATGGGCAGGCTTTATTGTGTCTGTCATTTCCATTGCCGTTGCTTATGTTGGATCAATTCGCTGGCTAGTTAAACACTATCTAAATGAATTGAAACCAAATGGTGGTACATCTATGAAAGACAGTATCACTAGACTAGAAGCCAGAATTGATGAGATTATGCTTCTTCTGGCTGCAGCAAACGAAAAGAAAACAAGAAAAAAACTTAACAAGGAGTAGTAATGTCAAAAGCAAAAGCAAAGACAGAGAAGTCCAATAAGGATAAATTAATTGCAGCAGGATCATCATATGTTCGTGCAGCAGCAGCGGCAGTAATCGCCATGTATATGGCTGGAATTACAGACCCAAAGATTCTTGCAAATGCATTTCTTGCAGCCCTTGCAGGACCTGTGTTAAAAGCAATTGATCCTAAAGCAGTAGAATTTGGAATCAAGAAATAGTTAAATGAAAATTGCCATTGCTGCCTATGTAGACAGCCATCATAAATATGTTGATGAGGCAAATCTTATGACCTTCAGTGGTCGTGGTCTTGATGGAAGGTTTACATTTATTTTGTATGCTGACCCAGAGGCGGTAGATAAATTAGATAGACACCCAAATGTCAAAATAATTCCATATACACCTCCAGACAAAGCCTTCTATCAAGACTACAAATTTGCAAAATCTATGGTATTTCCATATCATGTTCCTGAACCATTATTAGAATATGACTATGTTTGCAAAACAGATACAGATGTTTTCTTTACCCCAATGTTTAACAATTTTCCATTTACCACAAATAAACTATATGTTGGAATTGGTAATTATTCTCATACCCCAGGATCTGTGAAGGCTCTTGAAGAAGCAGCGATAAGGTTTGGATATCCTGGATACAAAAGAATTGCAGATATGCATTCTACAATTGTAGGACCTACGCAAGACATAATTAAGATTATGCAGTTGTCTGATGAACTAGAGCAAGAAATGTATTACGGATTAGATGAACCAGGCGAATGGGGCACAGATGTTTTGTGGCGTGGTTACTATGGTCACAACTGTGGGATCTGCTCAATGTATGCAATGGAGATTGTATTATCTTCTGTATACCCGCAAGATCGTGTAGTGGTTACAAACAAACTAGATGCTGCTTGTGATCTAACAGAAGTTCCCTGGACACAAAAATATCACTTTCATCAATATCACCACGATGTGATATATTCTAAATTTCAAGCACGGTACGGAGCATATCTAAACGCAGAATATACTGACGGTATAAGTTGTGCAGACTACTGCTTGAATACTTACATATCTAGATTAAACTATATAAAAAATAAGTCTGATCATTTTGTTAATCATAATATAAATGTAGACCCAATACCAACAAACCACGAATCACAAGAAACAATTTTTAAGTATAGGGATTGAAGATGAAGTTTATAAAGGGTATACTTAATTACCTATTTGAAGTTCTCAAGGAGAGCATAGCCCAGATATTTACCCTTCTAGGGTTTTTTATTGCTTGGCTCACCTTGACTGGTACCGCCCAAGAGGTGGTGGGAATAGCCACAGTGCTTGCTACCATCATTTGGCTGGCTACCATACCGCTAAGAAAAGAAAAATAACAGGGGTACTTTGCAAAAGTCAAAGTGCTCTTAGCGGTAGGGGAATAACTTAGGAGATAACCTATTAATAAAAATACAATAATCGGAGGACTGATTGTATTAATAACAGTGTTATTAGTTCAGTTAAGCACTCCACAACAAGCAGTTCCAGTAGTCTACAAAGACAGGCCACCTCTGATGCAGGTATCTGCAAAGCAAGTAGCCAAGGAATTGCTAAATAAAGAACAATACGGGTGCCTTACCAAGTTGCTAGGGAAAGAAAGCGCTTGGAAGCCAGAGGCACAAAATCCTAAATCTACAGCCAGTGGAATAGGCCAGATGCTAGACTCAACATACAGTAGTCTTGGCATGAAAAAATCCAATGCAGGAGTATCACAATTAGTTGCTACCCTGTCTTATATTTCAAGAAGACATGTCACTCCCTGCGGGGCGTGGCGTCATTTTCAGAAATATAACTGGTATTAAAAAACAAGTACCTACTTGCACTTTTGTCAAGTTCTGGTATACTTAAGTTATTGCTATGTTCACCTCCGTGATATGCAATATAGGAGTTGGTTTCGCCCACCACTCCAACGAATTAGCCTCCAAGTGCTTAGGTTCTCTCCAGATCCTTCTCTCACTTGGAGGTTAGTTTTTTATAGTACTTGCAATGGTTTTAAAAGTGTGTTATACTCTTATCACTGGACTAACACGTTTGGAGATTGTATCAAGGGTCGTGCCAGCCAATAGACGGAAATGTGTTCCTGATATTGAATTTTATCCTTCTTAAAGGGTAGGGTTCCAATTCAGGAAACAGGTTAAGAAAAAAGACAAGAGAAAAAGGAGACAATATGAATAAGATTTTTCCAGTAACAATTACTTATAAAGAACCAAATCCTAATTTTTTTATTCATAAAACAAAAAAAAGAAAATCTACAAGGGCTGACGGTACAAACCCAAGAGCCAAAGGTACAAACCCAAGAGCGAAAGCAAAAGTATGAGCAGTGGCAAATTTAAAAGACATGATGGTTTTAATGCCGTTCAGATCAAGGACGGCAAAGTAGTCCGTCTAAATAAAAACGGTACAGTAAGAAATATCATAGGAAATCTAAAAGATATCAAGGAGAAGAAATGAACCTAGAACAACCAGCAAGCGTATCATCTATATCAATAACAGTTAATCCTATGGATGAGATTAAAAAGACAGTAGATAGGCTTAATAGTATTATTGAAGAAATGATTGAAAATACTGAAGAAAAATGTTGTGCAGACTGTTCTTGTTAATAGTTTGACAATGTTATAAAAGGTATGCTATAATAGATACTATGCAACTCAGAAGGTTGCAAATACTAGAGAAAAATGGAGAAGCAAAATGTTAGACACACTAGATCCACAAACGCTAATATGCGTATTCTGCGAAGGTGTAGTAGCAGAAAAAATAGACTACACAAAATCACAATACTGTATTCCTTGTAATGAATACAAAGGTGTAACCACAATTTCTGAATATAGGATGTGGGCATAATGAGTAGACTAAGCGATAAAGACCAGGCTATCAAAGACGGTATAACAAAACAAAGCGTAGTTGATAGATTCAATTCTAAGTTAGAATGCAAAGATAATGGCTGTATTGAGTTTAATGGCTTTGCATGGGACTCAAGAGATAGATATCGTGGTTTTCATATCTACCCAACAAAACAACATCCCAAATTAATAAAGGCTATGGTAAAGGCACACAGGTTTTCCTTTGCCCTTCATTACGGTTTTGATGCTCTACCAAAAGCACCACCACCAGGAAAGTTTAAGCCTGAAACAAAAGTAATCAATCACATCTGTAGTAATCCAAGGTGTGTTAATCCAAAACACCTAAATGTTCTTACAGTTACTGAAAACACTGCATACAGGAGTCCAGACAATGCTTAAAGTATGTAGTCATTGTCTTTCTGTAAAATCACGTTCTGATTTTTACAAGAGAAGTAGTAAGCCAGATGGCCATGACTATTATTGTAAACAATGTCGTAATAGATTTTCAATGAGAAATGTAACTGAAAACCCAATGGTTTGCTCAGTTAAAGATTGCACCAAACCCCACTACGCTCTTAATATGTGTAGAAACTGCTATTGTAGACATAACTACAGGCTAAAAACCAGAAAACAAAAGGCTGGTAGAAAGAGATGATATGGGGTATCAAGAGTGTAAAAAGTGTGGGCATACATTTCCAAAGACAAATGAGTTCTTTACTTGGGACAATAAAACACAAGGAGTTCTCAAAAAGATCTGCAAAGACTGTTTTCATAAGATTGCAAAGGGTTATAGAGAAAAACATAAGTGGAAAACAAGAGACAAAAAGGAGAATGCTTTGTTTGACATAGTTGAAACACCAGAGCAAGAAAAGGCTAAGTTGCTTTACAAAGCCATTGCTCAGATACATTTCAATGCGTTTGACAAATTTTTATCTAAACAGGAATATGAAAAATTAAATATAGTAAAGTAGTACACGACATATACTACTGTGATGTGTGTCAAGCAGTATTCAAAGACACCCAAACATGCGGTAGTTGTGAAAGACCTCTAACAAAGATAGGCTTTGTAGAGTACAACAAGGAGGAGTAATATGCAATACCTTTGGATATTTGCAACAGTATTCATGGCATTCATTACTGGCAGAAATTTACTTGCATGGACAATAGGCGCTTACTTTTTTGGATGGGTTGCTTTACTTGCAGTAATATTTTTACCAAGAAAACAAGAAGCGTTGGAACGAAGAGTGGCAAAGATTAATGAATGGGCTGAGAAGACCCTAGTTAAAAAAGAAATGGGTAACTATCAGAACGTTGATGATTTGTTCAAACAACTAGAAAACAAATAAGAGATGTACGGGGTTATGATGGAATGTAAAACATGTCAGCGTGAGATTCAAGGAGAAACATTCCTTTGCAAGAAGTGCTACTTTAATCTTAAAGACAACCTATCAGAAATCCCTACATTGCAAGCAGAAGCATCAGGTTTCCTGGTTCCAGGCAGAACTGGGTCAGGATCTCCTACATCAGAAAGATCAATAGGTTTTAATGTTTCAGCGATGGATTATTCTATGGCTACAGACATACTGCCTATGCTTCATGGATATGAGGCAAAAATCAGACGGGGTAGGAATTTAACTCCACCAGCCCTGCTTATGAGAAAGTCAAGCATTGAGGGAGAGGTTGCTGCAACAATCCAATTCCACCTTGCTCATTTAGACTGGACTCTAGGGCAGGACTGGGTAGGAGATTTTGCGGGGGAAGTCAAAGAAATCCATGCAAAAGGACTATCAGTAACAAAGAAATTCATAGAGAAACCAAGAAGAATCCCATGTCCTACAGATGGTTGTAAGGCCCATGTAGTAATAGATATAGAGAATATACTAGGTGGAGTTACATGTCTTAAATGTAAGACTTCCTGGACTTTGTATAGATTAATACAGTTGGCTATGGATAACCCAAACAGAAGGTTCTGGCTAGATATAGAGGCTATATGCCTATGGCTTAATATGACAAAGAGAGAGGTTCTCAAAGTCGTAAGTACTCATAACATTTCTAAGAGAAATGGTTTGTATGACATTGCAGCAATTGTAAAGAAAAGATATGCAGACTATGACGAAGTAGTGTATAATGTAGATACCAGCATTCGTGCTGCCACAAAACGGGGAGAGCAATGAGATTTCACGTAGTCAATCTGCCTCATACAAATACAACAAAAGAATTTATTAACTGTGCCTATACTGAAAAAGTAAGGCGCTTCTGTAACATGATGAAGTCGCTAGGTCACACAGTGTATTTATATGCGGGTACAACAAATGAAGCCCAAGTAGATGAACTAATCACATGTCTATCAGAACAAGAAAGAATAGATAGTTTAAACGGCAGACATTTTGTAGAGGCATCCTTTGACAATAGCCTTCCGCATTGGCAGATGTTTAATAATACTGCTATAAAAGAAATGTCAAAGAGAATAGAACAAAAAGATTTTATTTGTTTGATAGGCGGATCAGCACAGAAGCCTATAGCAGATGCATTTCCTAATCACATATCAGTAGAGTTTGGTATTGGTTATGGCGGGGTATTCGCAAAGTATAAAGTATTTGAATCATATGCATGGATGCACAGTATATATGCAATGCATAAGAATCCTACAACAGTAGATGGAAACTTCTATGATGTTGTTATCCCTGGTTATTATGATCCAGAAATGTTTCCACTACAGATAGAGAAAGATGATTACTACTTATACATAGGTAGACTCATAGATCGTAAAGGTTGGAAAATAGCACAGCAAGTATGTGAGAAGTTAGGTAAAAGATTAATCGTTGCAGGTCCTGGAGACTTCAGTGGCTATGGAGAATATGTAGGGGCAGTAGGACCTGAGAAGCGAGCAGAGTTATACGGTGGAGCAATTGCTACATTTGTTCCAACACTATACATAGAACCATTTGCTAATGTACATGTAGAGTCTATGGCATGTGGAACACCAGTAATCACAACTGATTGGGGTGTGTTCACTGAGACAGTAGAGCAAGGCAAGACAGGCTTTAGGTGCAGAACCTTTAAAGAGTTTGAAAATGCGACGGTAGATGTAAAGAACCTAGATCCAAGATACCTATCAGTAAGAGCATATGAAAGATTCTCTGTAGATATGGTTAGATATAAATATGATAAATACTTTAGAAATCTCCTAACATTATGGGATAAGGGTTTCTATCAAGAATAGGAGCAAGGTATGTTTAACATGAACCTAGCAGTAGGACCTTGTGCTGTCCATCTTGAGACAGATGAGAACCTATCCTTTGATGCAATAGACTCATTACTCAACAGAGGAACACTAACAGTATTAACATTAATGAACGCCCACATGGGTGCCATGGTCAAGTATGAGAATTATGATAATGATGATGACATGGATAATGTTGTGGAGTTTCCTAATAAAATAACAGAATGATTAAATTTAATACACCTTGTTTATATTGTGGTGTACTCTCCAGGGGTGGTACCTGCCGTCAGTGCAGATCAGCAATAGAAGCCAAGGATCCCAAGAGAAGAGAACGGAACAGGCAGTATGATTATGAATGGCAAAAATTATCTAGATTAGCACGTACCCTGCAGCCTTGGTGCTCCAAATGCGGTAGCAAAAAAGACCTCACGGCAGACCATATATTAAGTCTAGCCAATGGAGGAAGTAACATATTAGAAAATGTCATGATTCTTTGTAGAAAATGTAATTCATCTAAGCATTAATTTAGGGTAAAATACAACATATCCCTACCCCTGTACTGGCATTATCC